GATAGATTAATTAAGGAGACTTAATAATGGCTAATACAACTTTTAATGGACCAGTAAGGTCCGAAAATGGTTTTGAACAGATTTCAATAGCTTCTTCAACAGGTACAGTAACCACAAATTTTGATATTGATTCAAGTGGTAACATTACTGATGTAGGATCAATTACATCTGATGGTGCTATTTCTACTACAAGCACTATTGTAGGTAGAAAAGTAATTGATACAACTTTTAATGCAGCAGGAGCAGCATCAGATACTTTAACAGCAGCTCAGTCAGGAACTTTGTTTTTGATTAATGGTGCAGCAGCTAATGTAATTACTTTACCTGCTCTGTCTACAGGGAATGTAGGCGTAACGTATGACTTTCAACTTACAGTAGCTGTTGGCGGAAGCGTAACAACTACATTTGTACTACCAGGTAGTGCAGTATCTAATTTCCAAGGCATGTTGTCACTTGTAGCAGGAACAGCAGCTAACGCAGTAAGTGATGTAGCGGGAGATACTTTAACATTAGTAGCAGCAACAGTTCTAAATGCTAGAGTTTCTATGACATGCGTTGTGGATGATGGAACTAACTCAACTTGGATAGCAACTGCTCTGTCAACTCCAATAGCTACAATAGCTTAATAGGAGTAAATTATGTCAGGAAGATCAGATGTTAAAGCAGTAACAATAACTGCTGATACAGTAGCCTTAGATGCCGATGGAATCTCAGTAGCAGCAGCAGTTGGTGATAGTGCAGCCCTAGTAATAGGTGGTGCGTTAGCTAGTGGTGGTTCTGTTACACTCAGTCACGGAAGGATAGTAACTATTCTTTCTGCTGGGAATGATTCTGGCATATCGTTTACTGTAGTTGGTACAGATGTTGATGGAGATTCCCAAACAGAGTCGATTACAGGTGCTAATGCAGGAACAGCTACTGGAGCTGTCTACTTTTTAACTATTGCTTCAATAACTGCTGTGGGCGACCCAGCAGGTAATGTTAGTGCAGGAGTTAATGCTTCAGCAGCAGATGTTATATTTGCTGGCAGAGCAAGGTTAAAAGGTATTTATTTAACAAGTACAGCAACAGCAGGAACAACTAATTTTTTAGAAAACTCTCCAACAGGAACAAGTCTTTTTAAATTAAGTTCAGTTGCTAGTGCTACTGCGACACGAGATGTAGTAATACCAGATGAAGGTGTAGTATTTATTGATGGAATTTATATTCAATATACTGTATCAACATTTTTAACAATGACAGTCTTTCACGCTTAGGAGCAATTATGGCTAAACAATATGTAATTTCGGAAACTGGTGAATTTCCAGCACAATATAAAGTTCTTAAATTAGACGAAGATGGGATATATAGACCTGTATTTGGTCCAGACCCTGATTTAGAAGACGCAGAACGTAAATGTGGTGAAATGAATGGTGATAGATCAAGAAACGATAAAGGACAACTTATCGGTGATGACTTGTCTACACCAGATGTTAATGAAGCTTATGTTGGAGGTAAAAAACCAACTAAGAAGAAAGCACCAGCTAAGAAAACAACTAAGAAAACTACTTCTAAGAAGAAGTAATAATGACTATATTTATAATACTTTGGTAAAACGAAGTATTATAGATATTAATTTTAAATAATGGAGGGCAACATGCCAAAGAAAGAATCGGGAATGTGGAGAAATAAGAATGCTCCTATGAGTAAAAATTATCGCCAAGGCGGTAGTACCTATATGGGTGGTGGAATGACACCAGCAGAAAAAGCTTCTATTATGAGAGGCGGTAAATTATCTGGAATTGCAGAAATACAAGAAGGTCTAGGACAAGTAAGACCTGGAATGAAAAAAGGAGGAACTTTTAGAGACTATAAAGTTTCTGCTGTTGATGGAAAACCTAAACGTATTACTAGAAAAACACCACAAGAATCTAAGGTTCGTAAAAAACCTGGAATGTTTGGTGGTGGTATGTCATCAAGGAAGAATATGACAAAAAGTGAAAGGCTAAAATATCAAAAAGATGGGATTCCTCTTCAAACATTAGGAAAACCATATGAAGGTAAGGTTCGTAAAAAACCTGGAATGGCTAAAGGTGGAAAAACTAAATAATTAATAAATAAATATTATTTATGTCTAGAAGTTTAAAAGATTCCAGACTTAAAAATGCTGGTGTAAGTGGTTATAATAAACCTAAACGTACACCTAATCATCCTAAAAAGTCACATGTAGTTGTTGCCAAAGAAGGTAGCAAGACTAAAACTATACGTTTTGGAGAACAAGGTGCATCTACAGCAGGTAAACCTAAAGCAGGTGAATCAGCTAAAATGAAAGCAAAACGTAAATCTTTTAAAGCTAGACATGGTAGAAATATTAAAAAAGGTAAAATGTCAGCAGCTTACTGGGCAGATAAAGTAAAATGGTAATAACATCAACATATTGGATAGCAATGACTGGAACAGATTTAAATAAAAAATTTAAAACTAAAAAAGTAAAAACAACTAAATCTGGTATTACTATAACTAGAATTAAAAAGGAAAAATAATGGCTACAAGTGGAACTACTACATTTAACTTAGACATAAGCGATATTATGGAAGAAGCTTATGATCTTTGTGGATTAGAGTTGCGTTCAGGATATAGTTATCGTGGTGCAAAAAGAGCATTAAATTTAGTTTTTTTAGAATGGCAAAATAAAGGATTAAATCTTTGGACAATAGAACAAGGAAGTGCAACTTTAACAGCAGGAACAAGTAGTTATACTATAGATGCTAGTGCTTTAGATGTTGTTGATGTTTTTATTAGAACTAATGTTGGTAATACTTCTAATCAATTTGATCAAAGATTAAATCGTATATCAAGAACCGAATACAATCATCAATCAAATAAATTAACACAATCAAAACCTACACAGTTTTATGTAGATAAAGATAATGATTCTGTAAAAATAATTTTATGGTCAACTCCTGATTCTCAAGAAACATATACATTAATATATGACTATGTAAAAAAAATAGAAGATGTGGGTATTGTGGCTAGTAATGAAGCTGACGTTCCTACAAGATATCTTCCATGTCTAACTTATGCCTTAGCCTACAATATAGCTTGTAAATCACCAGAAGCTCAACAAAGAGTTCCTATGATACGACAACGCTACATGGAATTATGGGAAGAAGTAAGTGAAGCAGACAGAGAAAAAGCATCCATAAGATTTGTTCCTGATTTAACAATGAGTGGTTATTAATGGCATATGCAAGAGCGAGTAAAGCTCTAGGGCAATGTGATCGTTGTGCGTTTAGTTATAAGTTGAACGAATTACAATATGAAATATACGATGGTGTAAGAAATGGGTTGCGTGTTTGCAGAGAATGTTTAGATGAAGACCAGCCTCAATTAAAACTAGGTGAATTAAATGTGGTTGATCCACAAAATTTATATAATCCTAGAATAGATACAGGAGAAAAAGACTCAACTAGTTATTATTCATTTGATCCTATTGGAGGTGGAGTAACAGAATTTGGTTCTTCAACAATGGGTTTAGATATTAAAGGTGAAATTGGTAAACTAACAGTGAGTACAGAATGAGTTGGACATTTACAACATTAAAATCAGCTATAGAAGATTATACGCAAAATACTGAAACATCATTTGTTTCTAATTTACCTACTTTTATTGTTCAAGCAGAAGACAGAATAATAAAATCTGTTGAGTTACCTAATTTTAGAAAAAATGTTACTGGAACATTTACTGCTAGTAATCAATATTTATCAACTCCTAGCGACTATTTATACCCTTATTCCTTGGCTGTGTTAGATGATGATAGTAATTATAGTTATCTTTTAAATACTGATGTAAGTTTTATGAGAGAAGCTTATCCTCTTGTTTCTACTACAGGTACACCAAAACATTATGCACAATTTGATGACACTACTTTTATAGTTGGTCCTACACCAAACTCAAATTTTACAACAGAATTACATTATTTTTATATACCTCAATCTATTACTGAATCTTCTGATGGAACAACTTGGCTAGGAACAAATGCTTCAGAAGTATTGCTTTATGCTAGCTTATTAGAAGCGTATACTTTTATGAAAGGTGAACCTGACTTAATGATGAATTATGAAAAAAGATTTCAAGAAGCTTTACAAAGATTAACATTAGAATCAGATGGTTATAATCGTAAAGACGCATATAGGGATGGGCAAAGAAAAATAAATGTCTAATGACCCTATTAAAGAACTAGAAGGCAAAAATATTGCAATAGTTGCTATGGGTCAAAGTCAATTAGATTTTCATCTTTCTCAAACACACAGCGTAAAATTTGATGAAATTTGGGCTATAAACGCAATGATTGGAGTTTTGCCTAATATTGATAGGGCTTTTATTTTAGACCCAATGAGTAGATTTTTAGATACAGAAAATGCAGGCTCAATGACATCTATGATGAAAAAAACTTTGCCTGAATGTAAATTTCCTATTTATACATGCGAGTTAGATAATAGAGTTCCTTCTGCAATAGAATATCCAATAGAGTCTGTTGTAAATAGCACAGGTTGTTCATATTTTAACAATACTATTCCTTATGCAATAGCTTTTGCTTTGTGGAATAAAGTTAACAAACTATGTATTTTTGGAGTTGATTATACATATAAAACAAATATGCACTTTGCAGAATCAGGAAGAGGATGTGTAGAGTTTTGGTTATCTAAATGTATTGATGCAAGTATTCAAATAGAAATAGCTCCACGTTCAAGTTTATTAGATACAGATATAGATTTTAAAGAAAAACTATACGGCTATCACAGATTAAATGATCCAAAAATTACATACCAAAATGGTTCTGGGATAAAAGTTTGTAACCTTTCTGAAATGCAGTTACAAGAAGAATCTAAACCTGTTGGCATAATAGGAAGAAAAGATTTAAACTTATCTGAACCAGTTGAACCAAAAAAATATTAATGGAAACAGAAGAATTTAAAATTTCTATAGGAGACTTAGGGGTGCAGACGACTTCTAATAGAGGTCATACTGCAGAAGAAGTAGCTGAAATGGCTACTAATAAATTAATTTCTATAAGTGATACTGCTCCTATAGAAATAAAATCACAAGCTCATGCTTTCAGAGCAAGAACTAAAATGGTTGTTGCACATTACATACAAGAAGGAATAAAAAACCATACTTGTACTATATGCAACGAATTAGAAAAACAAGGTCATAAAGACCTAGCAAATATAATAAGGAGACTTTAATGGCGATAACACAAGCAATGGCAACGAGTTTTAAAAAAGAACTTTTAGAAGCTAAACATAACTTTTTACTTTCTGGAGGTAATGATTTTAAATTAGCTTTGTATACTTCAAGTGCAACTATGTCAGCAGCAACAACTGCTTATACGACTACTAATGAAGCAAGTGGAACAAACTACACTGCAAAAGGCTCTAGTTTAACTAGAGTTAATCCAGCTACTTCAGGAACAACTGCATTTACAGATTTTGCTGATTTAACATTTGGAACGGCAACTATAACTGCTAGGGGCTGTATGATCTTTAATGACACCGCTTCAGGTGATCCAGCAGTAGCTGTATTTGACTTTGGTGGAGATAAAACATCAACAGCAGGTTCATTTACTATTACGTTTCCAACTGCTGACGCATCAAACGCTGTTATTAGAATAGCATAGGAGTTTAAGTGGCAACTGGTTGGGGTCGCAGTACATGGGGTGATGGACCTTTCGGTGCAACCGCAGTATCTGTTGCTGTCACAGGATTAGCTGGAACAGCAGCATTAGGAACTGAAACTGTAACTGGTGACTGTAATTTAACAGAAACAGGTTTAGCAGGAACAGGTGCAGTTGGTACTATAATAGCTGCTGGATTTGCAATAACTGGTGTTTCAGGTAGTGCATCTACTGTAGCTTTAGGTGATGAAACAGTAACTTGTGATGCAAATGTGTACCCTACAAACGTAGTTGGTACAACAGCATTAGGAACTTTAGGATTAGTAACCAATAATATTATTTCAATTACTGGTTTAGCTGGAACATCTGCATTAGGTACAGAAACAGTACAAGCAGATTCAAATACTTTATTAGAAAATGTTTCAGCTACAGGACAAATAACAAATTTATTAGTTTGGAGTTTAATAGATGATTCACAAACACCTAATTATTCAACGATTTCTACAACACAATCTCCTAACTGGAGTGAAGTTGCTTAATAATATATAATTTTTACACGAGGAAAATAAATGGCTAGTACATATGTAAACAACCTAAGACTCAACGAAATGGCTACTGGTGACGGTAGTGGAACGTGGGGCACAACAACAAATACGAATTTAGAATTAATCGGGCAAGCTTTAGGCTATGGCACCAGAGCCATCGCTAACGCGTCAACCGATAACATCACTATTGCAGACGGAGCTTCCGATTCCGACAGAGCAATGTACCTTAAACTTACTGGCGGTGGTCAAGCATGTACTGTAAGTCTATTACCAAACACCGCATCCAAAGTATGGATGTTGGAAAACGCCACTTCATACACACTAACTTTTACGCAAGGTAGTGGGGCTAACGTAGCAATACTGGCTGGGGAAACAAAAATTATAGCCACTGACGGAGCTGGCTCTGGTGCTGTAGTTTATGACGTATTAACCGATACAAACTTAGCAGGAACAACTAAAGTTGATGACCTTACAGTTGGCGATGATTTAGTGGTAGGCGGAGATATAGACTTAGAGGGTGCTATTGATGTTAATGGAACAGCTAACCTAGATGTCGTAGACATTGATGGTGCTGTAAATATGGCAACTACTGCCCTTGTTACTGGCGTTCTTACTACAACAGCAGCTACAGTTTTTAATGGTGGGTTTGCTAGTAATGCTGACTCCACTATGGGTACTGATAAAAAAGTACAATTTCGTGATGCTGCAATTTATATAAATTCTAGTGCTGATGGGCAACTTGATCTTGTTGCAGATACAGAAATTCAGATAGCCGCAACTACTATTGACATTAACGGAGCAATCAACGCTAGTGGCGAAATTATTGCAGCTTCGTTAGATATTTCAGGCAACGCAGACATTGATGGTGTTTTAGAAACAGACAATTTAACAGTCGGTGGAGCACAAGGAACTGATGGACAAGTTTTAACTTCAACAGGAAGTGGTGTAGGTTGGGAAGATGCAGCTGGTGGAGTAACATTCAAACAAGCTGGAACTAACTTTGCTAATTCTCTAATGGTTGGTGATGACAGCACAGGAACATTAAGTTCCGCATCAGCAAATACTGCTGTAGGAATAGATGTTTTTGCAGCCTTAACATCTGGTGATAATAACACAGCAATCGGTTTTTCTGGTTTAAAAGCAACTACTTCGGGAACAGGTAATACTGCTGTAGGCAAAGATGCTTTAGTTGCTAACACGACAGCAGACAACAATACAGCCATTGGTTTACAAGCTGCTGATGCCAACACAACAGGAGCTAATTTAGTAGCGATTGGTGCGGGTGCATTAAGTGCTAACACGACAGCAGACGATAACGTGGGAGTGGGTAAAAATGCTTTAACTCTTACAACAGAAGGGTCTTACAACGTAGGAGTCGGTACTAATGTGTTAGATGCCAACACGACTGGTGCTTCTAATACGGCTGTGGGTGGTGCTGCTCTTGGAGCAAACACCACAGCGTCAAACAACACAGCAGTGGGTAATAGTGCTTTAGCAGCAAATACTACAGGAACTGAGAACACCGCAGTTGGTAAAGGTGCTGCTGACGCTACTACAACTGGAAGCTACAACGTGGCAATGGGTAATGATGCTTTAGGAACAAGTACCACTGGAGCAGAATGTACGGCTCTTGGTTATAGAGCGTTGTTTGCGAACACATCGGGTGTAAAAAATGTTTCGGTGGGTTCTTCGTCTTTAGATGAGTGTACTACAGGAGATTTTAACACAGCCGTTGGTACTTCAGCTTTAACATCAGTTACAACATCAGACAGTAACACAGGAGTAGGCAACAGTGCAGGACAAGAAATTACCACGGGTGCTTCAAACACAGCAGTAGGTGCAAGTGCTTCACCTGCTCTCACCACAGGAGCAGAAAATACATGTTTAGGAGCAAGCACTGCGGAAGGACTTACTTCTGGGGGTAATAATATTTGTATAGGTTTAGGTGCAGGGAATTCTGGTAATCCTGGTGGCTTACTACAAACAACTGACAATCGAATAGTTTTGGGTAATGCGTCATCAGCAAATGCACATATACAGATTGATTGGACAGTAGCTTCTGATAAACGTGATAAAACAGACGTAACTCCACTAGACATGGGATTGGGTTTTATTAACAAACTAGAACCTGTCACTTATAAATGGGATAAACGTGTTAAATACGAAGAAGGAAATACTCCTGACGGAACGCACAAAGAAGATTGGTTAGACGTAGGTTTTTTAGCACAAGACGTTGAAGAACTAGAAGCAGAGTTTGGACACAAAATAAACGACAAAACTAATTTAACAACACACATGAGCGAAGATAAAGATTCTTATGGTCTTACTTATGCTAAGTTTGTACCAATGTTAGTTAAAGCAGTACAAGAACTTTCCGCAAAGGTGGAAGAATTAGAAAATAAATAAGGAGTAAAAAATGGCACAAACAGTAACAGAATGTCTAGCAGCAGGAACAGACAGCGTAACATTAATCAACAGTATTAATACAGACGCTTCAGCAGAACCCGCAGTTGTAGGCATGACCCAAGCCGAGATAAATGAAAAAGTACAACGTAATGTTGACCACCTTTCAATTATCTTGCTTTATGATGCAACTGGCGATACGCCAAACGTAGCAGGAGCAGCAGACAGTAAGAAAACAACTCACGTTGCAGCCGTTACGACTGGCACCGATTACATAGCAGCAAACTAAGGAGATAAATTAAATGTTATATATAAATATATTCATGTGGATAACCGCTATTGTCGCAATAGCATCACTTGTGGCTGCCGTGACACCCACTCCGAAAGGAGATAAGTTTCTAGGCAAATTGTATAAAGTTATAGATTTTTTAGCTTTAAACATAGGCAAGGCTAAAGAAACTGCACCTACAAAAAAAGTTACTAAAAAATAATGGCTACTGCTAAAGATGCTCTTAACGCTATAGAATCACATGAAAGAGAATGTAAACTTTTATACAAAAGTATTGATGCAAGATTAGAAGCAGGTTCTAAGCGATTTGATAAATTAGAATTGATGCTATGGGGTGTGTACCCTTTTATAGTTGGATCAATAATAGCAGCAGAATTAATAACATGAAAAAAAAAGGACTATACGCAAATATAAATGCAAGAAAGAAAAAAAACATAAGTAGACCTAAAAGTAAATCTACAATATCTCCTAAAGCATATAAAAATATGCAATCAGGTTTTAAAAAAAATAAAAAGAAATAATTATGTATGAATATGCTTGTAAAGTTCAAAGAGTTGTTGATGGCGATACTGTGGATGTTGTTCTTAACCTCGGTTTTGACATTATGTATAAGTCTCGTGTTCGTTTATATGGCATTGATACTCCCGAATCACGCACTCGTAACTTGGATGAGAAGGCTAGAGGAAAGATGGCTGGGGCTTTCTTAAAAAATAAAATAGATTCTGGTAAAAAAGTAGTTATACAAACTAAATTAAAAGATTCCAGAGGTAAATTTGGCAGAGTTTTAGGTAATATAATTGTTGATGGAATAAATATTAACCAGTTAATGATAAATAATCATCACGCAGCAGCTTATTTTGGACAAAGTAAAGAAGATATTGAAGCAGTACATGATGCAAATAGAACAAAATTAATGGAATTAGGACTGTTTAAACCTGTTTAATAAAGGAGAAAAAAATGAATGATGGTTCAGGAAGATTTGGTGGAGACATGGACAGAAATGAGGTGGAAATTGACCTCAATAAGTTTATGGCATTGCTGCAAGAACAATCCACTTTAAAAGACAGAATAAGAGAGTTAGAAGATGAAGGTACTAAGAACCCGCATCAGAAGTGGATATTTTTAGCTCAAGCCATAGACAGTTGGCGTATATTTCCCAGAGCTTTTTTAAGCGTTTATATGTATCTGCTTTACTACACTACTTTTTGGTTTATGGATTTAGCAGCACCTAGCTTTGAGCAATCGGGATTAATCTCTATTGTAGTAGGTGCAGGTGCAGCTTGGTTTGGTCTTTACGCAGGTACTTCAGGCTCAAGTAAGTCCTTTAAAGGCGAAGATAAGTAATGAAAAAAAAAATAACTTTTACAGCAGTTCTGCTTTTTATAGGGTTATTAGGGGCTGCAGACAATGAACCTGAAAACCCTGACTGTACTGCGGGTACTGAGTTTTGTGAACAAAATTCGTTAGACACAACTAACAATACAGTAACCAGTAATACCAACGTAAACACCAATACTAATACCAACACGAACACATCTACATCTACGGCTACAAATACAAATAATAATACCAACACATCTACAGCTACAGCTACCAACTCAAATACCAATGTAAACACCAGCAGCAATGCCAATACCAATGTAAATACATCCAATGCGACCACTACGAGTACAGCTACAAATAATAATGTTGCTTCGGGTGGAACAGATAATACAAATACAAATGTAAATACCTCAACCTCAAGTAACAACAATACAAATGTAAATACATCCACCAACAACAGCACGGTCAACAGTACCGTTAATTCAAACAATACGAGTACAACAAATAATAGTAATACCAATAATTCAACTTCTAACAATACCAATAACAACACTAGCACTTCAGACAATACCAATAACAATACCAACGTGAATCAATCCACATCTGATTCAAAGGTAGAAACGGATAACACCAACACGAATAACAACAATAGTGTTAGCGACAATACAAATCGTAATATTAACGAAAACAATTCAACGCAAACCATAAAACAAGAAATAACTAGTAAAGCACCCCCTGCTTCTGCGATTGCTCCTAGTATCATGTCTTATTCACAAGACTTATGCACCGTGGGTCGGTCAGGTGCATTTCAAGGTCAGGTGTTCGGTTTCTCTACAGGTGGAACAGTCACAGACCAAAATTGCGAAAGGTTAAAGCTGAGTAAATATATTTACGATATGGGTATGAAAGTTGCAGCAGTATCTATTCTTTGCCAAGACGAAAGAGTATTTCAAGCAATGGAAATGGCGGGTACGCCTTGTCCTTACATGGGCAAAATAGGTAAAGATGCTACAGAAGGTTGGAAAGTCAACAGAACCGATAGACCCGATTACGATATAAAAAGGAAGCAATTTATAAAAAAATGTAAAGATACTAGACACGTTGCAGGGAACTTGGGGGGTTTAAGCAAAAGCAAACGGACTTGTAAAAAAGAGTGGAGAAATGCGGGCTAAGAAACCAGACCCAAAATATACAGCAGAATGGTTTGTTGTAGTGGGTATGGTAATTCTAGGAATTACAGTCTTATTCGCATCTTTTAATGCCAAAGCCGATTACATTTATGAAGCCAACCAATCCTTATACGATTTACAAACTAACTCAGTAGGTTCAACAGGGTTAGGTTCAAATGACGATGCAGTATCTGGAGCATTTAATATAGGATTTACTTTTGATTTTTATGGTCAGTCTTTTACTCAAGCTAGAATGGCAACTAATGGTTGTCTTCACTTTAAAACAAGTGGTGCTTACTGCAATGACTTTACCCCCGATCCCTTAACAGGACAGCATACTTATACTTTATACCCCTTTTGGACTGACCTAATAAAAGATAATGGTTCAGGTATGAGAGCTAAAGCCTTTGATGACCACACTATTTTTGGCTGGTATAACATGAGGGAGTACAATCGGGCAAATTCTGATAACAGCTTTGAAATTTGGTTATACCCTAACGATACTTTTGAGTTTAGGTATGGCGAACTAGATATTATTAACCATGATGTTCTTATAGGAGAAGTAGGCAGTGGAAGCTCAGAGATTTACCAATATCTGTACCATGATGAATGCAATACAGGCTCTACAAACTCTAGCAGTTGTGTAAGCACTGACTGGAACAACATAGATAAGAATGCCAACCTAGAAAACGGTGGTTCTTTATACGGTGTGGGTTCAGGTAACGCCTTAGACTGTAGTAGTGCCCTTAACAATGTGAATTGTGCAGGCTATACTGCTGCGTATCTAACTCAACAATGTAATTTAGACAGTCTTTATTCTAATTCTTGTCCTAATTATTCAAGTGCCTATGACGATCAACAATGCACAGATGACCCACAATATTCACCTTCCTGTGCAGGTTATACACAAGAATCTTCAGTTGCTTATTACGTTCAAGATGAATTTGATTACGGTTTTTCACAAGAAGATATGTGGTATGACGAAGAGTACAATGAGTGGCTAGACCCTTATGATCCCTGTTACGAAAATAACTGTGCAGACTTTACCGATGCTGATTGGTACGAACTTGACATAGAACAGTTTGGGCAAGAACAAGTAGATGAATGGTACGGAAACGAAGTAGAGTTTTCTAATGATGGCTATATCGAATACGGAACTGTGAATGAAGAAGAATATTGGACAGTTATTGATGACGGTATGGATGTATATGATTTAGAACAAGAAACAATATGGGCAGAAGAAGAACTTTATTTAGTTTCTTACGATGAAATTGAATACGATCCCTTGCCTTTTGATACCAGCGAAGAACTTATAGAAGATTTTATTCTCCATGAAACTGTATTAATAGAAGACTACGAGGATTTAGACACTTATATAGAATTTGAAAGCGTTGAAGAACTGGATGAATGGTACGAAGAAGAACTGGCACAAAATGAAGAAGAAAATTTTGAAGAAGAACCCTTAGCGGAAGAAGGAATTATAGAGGAAGAAGAAGAAATCTTTGAAGAAGAAGTAGTAGAGGAACTTTTTGAAGAAATAGAAGAAGAAAGATTGGCGGAAGCAGAAGAAGAAATTTTAGAAGAGAGAGAAGAAAGGAGAGGAGGAATTACCGCTACTCAATTAAACGTAGTTGCTCAAACAATTAACACAGCTATCAACAGCGTAGCTAATCCAACAAATAACGCAGTTACTACTAGAGGGTGGGGTAGTTCTTCATCAGGCAGTGGTAATTCAAGTGTTGGTACAACAAGCGGTAATACAACCACAACAGCAGTAGCCAGTGCAGCTTCGGGTGGTGGATTTTCCACTAGCAGTTCTCCTAGTATCTCAGACCAAATACAAACCGCCCAAGTACAAACCAACACAGTTTTAAGTTTGAGTCAGGACATAGGTTCAACTAGCGGAACGGGTGGCAGTACACAGACGGTAAGTAATGTAACTACAGTAATAACTTCAATGCCAACATTTGATTCAAACCCACAAGTGGTAATGGCAGATGTGCAAGTAACCGATATGCAAGGTGAAATTGATACTGCTGTCGGAGGTGTAATGACCGCATCAGAAGCCGACCAAATAGCCGACCAGATAGTTGCTGATAATATTAAAGAACAACAAGAAGCAGGACAATCAACACAAGAAGAAACAGGAGAATACGGAGATCAGTCTACTTTAGTAGCTTTTATGGGTTATGTTGCAGGGTTTGATGCTTACAGGGAAGTACAGATTCCACAACAGGAGACTTGGTACGAGCCAAAAGCAATCTATTCAGATGTTACAATTTCAGATAACATAGAAGCGTTTTATGGATTAGCAAGAACGAATATTAATACGATGCAAAGTTTAATTAATCAACAACCTAATTTATAGGAGAACAATATGGAATGGTTTAAATCAAAAGCAGGGCAATTAATCGCTTTAGCAACCATTGTAAGCACCTTAGCGGGATTTGGTTATGCAGGAGCAGGGTATGTTAATAGACTAGAGAACTTAGAAAAGAAAATAGGCGGTCTAGGCGAAACGGAAGATGCACAACAAGTCATAGAACAAAGGTTTGCGACTATTGAAACCGCAGTAGAGTATTTAGAAAAAGAAATTGATGGTATAGAGATTCCTGATAACAACGATAAACTTTCTAATATGAAAGCATCACTAGCTGGTTTAACTAACGATGTAGAAAGAATACTTATTGATATTGAAAAACTAGAAGAAGGAAATAAAAATCCTTTAGCAAATTAATCTTTACAAGTTTATACATGGGCATAAAATTAAAAATAGTTTTAAATTGGTTATTAAATTTACTTAGAACTAGATATAAAGTTACAGTTTCTTTTAATAAAGAATATGGTGATTCTGATGATAAAACTTATGTATCAAAAAAAATTATTACAAAAAAAGAAAAACATCTTAAATTTAAAGATGAAAATAATAATTTGATTGAGTATAGAAGTGCTTCAGGTCTTAATTATATTATAGAGGATATGTAATGAACCAAGCATTAATAGCAATTATATTAACTTTAGGGTTTATAACTTTTTATTTATACACTCAAAACCAAATATTAAGTGCTAATAATTTAATATTAGAAGGAGCTATAGCCACACAAGAAGAAGCTATAAAAGGTTTGCAAGAAGATTTTGAATTACAAACTACACAGTTAAATGAATTAAATTTAAAAAGTCAGGCAGCACAAAAAGAGTTAAATAGATATACACAATTTATACAGAACTATGAATTAGCTTCTAAAATACTAGCTAATCCAATAGAAATGCAGAGGAAAATAAATAATGGAACTAAACACATTATGGAAGACATTGAAAAGATTAGTGCTACAGTTGATAGTCTTGATGATGGTTTGCAGTTGCAGTCTTCTTCCAACTAAACAAATAGAAATATCTGCAAAACCTTTAGAGCGTAATATAGCTCATCCCGTTATGCCCAGAGAAATAGATTTGCACGAGCCTATGTGGTTGACTATAACTCCTGAAAATTTAGAAGAACAACTTGCTAAAATAGAACAACAAGAAGGAGAGTTAGTATTTTTAGCTATGACAATACCTGACTATGAAGTTATGGCATACAATATGCAAGAACTTAAAAGATACATAACGGAGTTAAAAGAAGTTGTTGTTTATTATAAAACAGTAACAACACCTAAAATAAAATAAAGGGAATAATATGAATATATCACAAGAAGGAATTTCACTAATAAAAAAATTTGAAGGCTGTGAATTAAAAGCTTATCGGTGTCCAGCAAATGTTTTAACCATTGGGTATGGAATTACTAAAAACATAACTGAAGACATGGAAATAACTCAAGAAGAAGCTGACGAAATGTTAAATGAAGAAATAACTGAATACGAAGAATATATTAATAACATGGTTAAAGTACCTTTAGAACAAAATCAGTTTGATTCTTTATGTGCTTGGGTATTCAATCTTGGACCAACAAATTTAGAAAAATCTACACTACTAAAACTTCTCAATGCAGGTGATTATCATCTTATACCTAGTCAAATAAGAAGATGGAATAAAGCAGGCGGAGAAACTTTAACAGGTCTAATAAGAAGAAGAGAGGCAGAATCTCTTATGTTTGAAGGAAAAGAATGGATTGAGGTCTAAAATGCCCTTAGCTAAATATGTTTTCAAACCAGGAATAAATAAAGAAGGTACTAACTACTCTAATGAAGGTGGTTGGTTTGATGCTGATAAAGTAAGATTTCGTAAAGGTAAACCTGAAAGAATAGGTGGTTGGAATAAATTTTCAGTTGAAACATTTATAGGAACGTGCAGAAAATTATTTACTTATAAAACATCAGGAGGCGAAACCTACGTTATTTTAGGAACTCATCAAAAACTTTACAATTTAAGTGGTAATGTTTATTACGATATAACGCCTATAAGAGCAACAACAACTAATGGTATTGTTTTTGCAGCTACTAATGGTTCAACAACTATTACAGCTACTGATGATGATCATGGTTGCGTAGAAGGAGATTTTGTAACAATAAGTAGTGCAGTATCTTTAGGAGGTGTAGTAACTGCTACTGTTCTTAATGCAGAACATCAAATTATAGAAGTTCCTAGCGTTGATACTTTTACTTTTACAGTTTCTGACGCTGCTAATAGTAATGATAGTGGTAATGGCGGTTCAGCAACAGATGCTGCTTATCAATTAAATACAGGATTAGATGTATATGTAAGATCAACTGGTTGGGGTGCAAATACTTGGGGTTCTGGAACTTTTGGTTCATCAACTGATTTGTCTGCTAATAATCAATTAAGATTGTGGTCTTTAGATAATTTTGGTGATGATACTATTGTAAATCCAAGATTTGGCAGTCTTTATTTTTGGGATAAGTCTGATGGTTTAACAACACGAGCTGTAGCTTTATCATCTGAAAGTGGTGCAAGTGATGTTCCAACATCTTGTTTACAAGTTATGACATCTGATGTTGATAAACACGTTATAGCTTTTGGAGCTAATCCTATAGGTTCTTCAAGTATTGACCCTTTATTAGTAAGATTTTCAGATAGAGAAAGTGCAGTTGATTGGACTCCTACTGCTACAAATCAAGCAGGTGGTGTTCAGCTATCACAAGGCTCAACTATAGTAGGTGCATTAAGAACTAGGCAAGAAATACTTATTTGGACAGATATAGGAAT